GGTGGATGACCTGCACGTACATCTGCCGGCCCTTGGTCAGGTGCTCGGCCAACTTCGCGGCGCGGTCGCCCCACAGCGCGGCCTCGACCCACTGCGTGGGGGTCTTGCCGTCCGCCCCCTTGCGCCCGTAGTTGTAGGCCAGGGCCAGGGATGCCACCTGCTGGGAATCGGCGGTGGTGCGCAACTCGGCATCGCGGCCGAGGGTGAAAAGTCCGGTGAGTGTGGTCATGGGGTGGTCAGGCGAAGATGTTTTCGGGAAGGGCAGCGGGGTCGATGCGCTCGGCGGGCGGGGCCGCGGGCGCAACGTCGGGGGCCGGCGCCAGCGCGCTGCGCAGTTGCGCCTCGAACTTCGCCACCAGGGCGGCGAATGCGATGAGGTCGGACTCCAGCGCTTCGATGGCGTTCTCGTGGTCGCGGCGGTCGATGCGATGGATCTTCATGTGCCCGAGGTCGGGCGCCCACAGCACCAGGTCAACCCACTGACGTCCCAGCAGCCAGAGATAGCCGAGGCATTGGTCCATGTACTCGCTGATGTCGCCGTTGGCGATGGCCGTGAACAGGGTGTCGCTGCTCACCATCGCCTTGATTTCGAGGACGCCATCGTCATCGATCAGGCCATCGGGGCTCAGGCCATACAGGCGGTCGTCAGTGGTGAAGAACCCGACTTCCTCGACCAGATTCCCGGTGCGGGCTTCGTAGGCTGCGCGGGCCGGGCCTTCCTGTTCCTGGCCCATCCGCATGGCTGCGTTCTGGAACTTGGCCGGCGCCTGCCCGCCGCAACGTTCGCGGGCCACGTCGTAGGCATAGCCCAGCAACTTGGTGGAGGGCTCGCCTCGCGTGAGGCCCTCCTTCTTCTGCGCGGCGGTGAGCGCCTTGTAGTCGCGGCAGTCCTTGAAGCGAGAGCCCGTGATGCAGGCGCGGCGAGCTGCCAGCCAAAGTTCGGAGCCTTGGGGGTGGTTGTGATGGATCACGACTTTACCCCCTTCGCATCGACTTCCTTGGCAGCGGCCTTAAGAGCATCGCTTTCGGGGCGCAGCAGTTCGCGCTGTGCTTCGGTGCAGCTCTTGGTGAAGGCGCCGAGGGACTTCCACCCGCCCATGGCTGCGTTGCGAGCGGCCTGCAGCAACTCGGGCGGGATCGCTGCCGCGCCGCCGCGCCCGTCGTCGTCCTCTCCCTTCTCAGTCACGCCGCAGATGGCCTCCAGCGTCTGGCGCTCCAAGTAGGTCTTGGTGGACTTGAAGGCCTGGATGTAGTTCTTGCCGCCGCTCTCGTCGGGCGGGCTTCCCATCGTGCAGGATTCCGAGTGCCCCAGGCGGTGCTTCAGGATGCACGTCACGTCTAGCCAGTCGCGCGTTTGCTTCGTGTCCCAGCGATAGGAGAAGCCGTACTTGGCAAGGACCGGCTTCACGGCGTCAACCACGTCGGAGAGTTCCGCGTGCTTGTACTGTGTGCGGCCCTTCGCGGTGGAAAAGTCCACCTGCTTGCGCTTGATGATTTCGATGGCCTCCGCGCTGAACAGTGCCATTGCTTCGTTGTAGGCCTTGCGCGCGGTGTCGGCTTCGTACTCGCGCTGGATGGCCATCATTTCGCGGATGTCTGCGAGGCTCGCGCCCTGGCGCTGCGCGGTCAGCATCATCGCCATCGGCGAGTTGTCGGCCAGGGCTGGCAGTCGTTCTTGCGTTGCCGGCTCGGATTGTTCGACCGGCGCCAAGTCAAGAATTTCGGTTGTCATGGTTGGTGTCTCTCAGTTGGTCAGAAGATGGCCCGCGCGACGACAGCCGCGCCGATGCCGTTGATGAACCCGATGGCGAGACCAGCCCACCAGCCGGAGAGGAACGACGCGCGTGCGTCCTCTGTCGGGCTCGGCAGCTCTGCGCGCGGGGTGAGTCGCTTGTGTTCCATCAGTACGCGCTCCACAGGTGCATGGTGGTGATTGCCGCGAGAACGGCCAGGATCACGGCGGCAAGGAAGTACGCGCCAGCGTCGGCCCGTTCTTCGGCTCGCTCGGCGATCTGGCACGCTTCGGGCGTCTCGCACTGGCGACGGCCTTGCCGACAGGATCCGCCTGTGCAGCCCTGCACGCGCTCGCCCAGCGTGTCCCAATGCTCGGTGCGCTGCATGGAAGATCGCAGCACGGCCAGGTGTTCGCGGAGTGCGCTCATCGCATCACCTCCACAATCAGCACAAGAACAGCGCAGCCATAGACCGCGCACCAGATGATGGGAGATGGGTGCATCACTTCGCCTCCACCGGATCAAACGACCGACTACACGACCGCGCCAGCGACAGCAGCGCCTCCTTGTGATCGCGCCAGAAGCGCAGCGCGTCGCGGCCATCCATCGCCACAATCCGCGCATCGTCAAAAGCGGCCCACTCAGCGAGCGAGTGCAACTCGCAGCCGATCTGCATGTGAGCGTCGAGGATGGTGACGACCCAATGCAGGCCGTAGAGTTGAATGGGCGTCTTGCTGATGACTACGCCATCGCGCCACTTGGCGCCCGCGAGGTTGGCGCCCGCGAGGTTGGCGCCCGCGAGGTAGGCGCCCTCGAGGTAGGCGCCCGCGAGGTAGGCGCCCTCGAGGTAGGCGCCCGCGAGGTTGGCGCCCGCGAGGTAGGCGCCCGCGAGGTAGGCGCCCGCGAGGTTGGCGCCCGCGAGGTAGGCGCCCGCGAGGTTGGCGCCCGCGAGGTAGGCGTCCGCGAGGTAGGCGCCCGCGAGGTAGGCGCCCTCGAGGTTGGCGCGCGCTTGTGTCGCCTTCTCCAGCGCCGCGCTCATTTCCATTCCGCTCGGCGTGTCGTCGGGAATGTCCGCCGTGTACAGGACTTCACCATTCCAGCGGTTTTTGATCTGCACTTGCTTCATCACTCGTCCCCGTTCATGTAGGCCAGTTCGGCGCGCTCCTTGCGCATCGCGTCCCAATCCGGCTCGTCGCGCTCGGTGCGCTCCGTGCCAGAGCCGCCGCACGACCGGCAGCGGGTGCCGTCGTACATGCCTTCGCCCGAACCGTTGCAGGCGGTGCAGATGCTGGGTTCGTTTTGGGCCTGCTCGGCCAGCTCCACGGCCTGCGTGATGGCCGCGCACACGGCCTGCATCGGGTTGGCGCCGAGATCGCGGTCTACCGACTGCAGCATGTTGTCTGCGTCCCGATACCACACGGATACGCTGGCGGACGCCATGTCAACATGCAGGTGGTGGCGGACAACCGCCTCCATCGCTTCGTAGGGGTCGAGGGCTTCGCGGGCCATGTCTGCTCCTATTCGCCGTCTTCGTTGACCAGCTCAACCTCTGCGCGAGACTGAGGCCCGTAGAACACGTTGCCCTGAACAACGACGCGCAGAGACTCCCATTCGTCCACGTCGTCAAGCGTCACCTTGTCCATCGCCGCGTCAATGGCGGCGTCTTCGCTGTCGGCGGTGACCTCAACGTATGCAACGCCACAGATGGGGATCGTGACGCCATAGGTTTTGCTCATGTCTGCTCCTGTGTCAGATGAATCCCATGACGGCGCCCAGCGGCGCGATGAAGATGCCGATGGCGCGGACTATCAGCAGGCCAGTGATGGCGCCGAAGTCCATGCCGACCAGCTTGACGATGTTGGCGATCCAGCCGCCGAGGGCGAGCACGGCGATCAGGACAATGGTTAGTTCAAAGCTCGTGTAACCGCGTTGCTTGTGCATGTCTGCTCCTGTGTAGAACTCCACTCCACGCCCCTGACTCGCAGGGGCGCAGGCTGGGGTTATCCTTCGCCGTAGCCGGAGCCGTCGCCGGAGCCGTCGCCGTAGCCGGAGCCGTAGCCGGAGCCGTCGCCGTAGCCGTAGCCGTAGCCGGAGCCGGCGCCGTAGCCGTAGCCGGAGCCGTCGCCGTAGCCGTCGCCGTAGCCGTAGCCGGAGCCGGAGCCGTCGCCGTAGCCGTAGCCGTAGCCGTAGCCGGAGCCGGAGCCGTCGCCGTAGCCGGAGCCGGAGCCGTAATCAGGCTGCACGGATGCTCTCCTTGGCCTTGTCGCTGCAAGGGATGGTCTCGATGACGCCGGTCAGCGCGATCTGCGGCAGCTCGGTGTCAACCTTTCCGCCCTTGAGGCCGTGGACTGCAAGCCCGCTGAGGGCGACTCCGGCATTGGCCTGCCACGACCACAGGCGGCGGGCGTTTCGCAGGATGGCTTGATCGCCGGTCTGGCTGACCAGCTCGCCCGCGTGGACGCCTGCGGAGTAGCAGCGCAGGATGACGTACTGGCCGACCATCGGGTGCGGCTGTGCGGGCGGCTGCTGCGCGCCGCTGAACATGGCGGCGATCTGCTTGAGTTCGCCGTAGGTGAGGCTGTCGAGGTTCATGCGTGCTTTCTCGTGGTGGTTGAAATTGGGCGCAGGCTGGGGTTCAATCGGCTTCCTTGAGGGCCAGAATGGGCGCCGCAGCGAGCTTCTTGGCCTCTGCGAACGTGGCCGCGTCTCCGACCTTGACGAGATTGGCGCGACACCACTCGCCGGACGCAGACCGCCCGGTCAGCTTGTCGGTGCTGGTGAACTTCTCGCCAGTCGGGATCGCTGGCGCCTGGCGGTACACGTTGAATTTCTTGCTCATCTGTCTGCTCCGGTTGTTTGATGGCTCAATCATAGCCACTGTGGCACAACTTGCAAGCCCCCAGCGAAAAAAATTTCGCTTGCAATCCGCAAAACCATGTCGCATACTGTGCCACATGAAAGAACCAACCAAGGCGCGAACGGTCCGGCTCACCCTGTCAACCTGGGCCAAGTTCACTGAGCTGATGGCCCACTATGGCGGGCGCGTGTGGCTTGAGCAAGCGATTGACAAGATGCATCGTCGGGTGTTTGGCAAGTGAGTTCCGGCCTGTACGTCATAGAGTTGAGTAACGGCCACATCAAGGTGGGCCGCTCAATAGACATTGAGCGCAGGATGGTTGACCATGCGCGAGTCTTCAAGCGACAAGGCATCTCCATTGTTAGGCACGAGCGGTTTACGTCTGATATGTTGACTCTTACGGACCTACGCAGGAACGAAGAGCGCCTCATTCTTGACATGAGGTTGTCTCGCGCAGTCAGGCACAAGAA